TTCAATCAGGATTTCTATCCTGCTTCTGTTTGTATAGATTACCTGCTTCAGTAATCCGTTTATGTAGATTAAGAATCTTTGGAACGCTTCGTAGATTACGGTAAGCGCCCGAATACCTATTTTTTTAAGAAGCGAGTAAGTTTGCTTGTGCAGTATACCGATACTATATCTACGTGTTAGATTGAAACTCTTCTTCCAACTTATACTTCTGGGCTGTATACCAAAGACCTTCAACTTACTCGCTTGCTTGCACATTGTTATCTTTTTCTGGAAAGAAACAGAAATATCTCTAAACCTTTTTCCCATCTCTTTCTTCTCTTGGTGTCCAAGGTTCAGTGGTACACGAAGACCAACAGATGTAGGAATCGCAGTTGCAATCTGAACTTCAGAATGCTTCGGCAATTCTTCTTTCTGCGGAACATTGGAAATCGGAATCGCAAACTTATTGTGTGCGAAGATAAGTGTCTTTCCGAGTGGTTCTCTTCTCAACATCAGAAGTATACCTGTGTAATTGTCGCAGGAGAATTCCCGCTGTTATATTTCGTTTTAACTGCCTGAAAAGCACCAGAGAACTTATTCGCATATAATTCAACAGTTCCAGGCTCCATAGGAAAGATTCCAGCCAACTCTGTAATCATCAAATATAGTGCACATAGCTGAACTTCGGTATCTTCTACTCCAGGAATCATTTCATTCCATTCTTCAATAGCATTTGGATTACTTTCAATATCATCATCAGTTGGAAACGACAATTTTATAGCTTTACTTATGCGTACCCAATGTTCTATTTCCAATTTATGATTTCCTATGGTCGCATCCGTGATAAGTTCTTTATTGGAATCGTATATCAGTAGTTTTCTGTGTCTCACTTCCCAGAAAATATCGTCTCCTGAAGCATCTTTCACACTGTCTATCTTGACTGCATTCTGTTCCAGAAGGTTCTTATATAGACTTACACTGGTTGGTCTAAGTACAGGAGTCAATAGTCTTACTTCTCTGGAAATCTTCTCAAAAGCGATATTATAAAATTGCACAAAAGCTTTTGCCGTAAGCTCCGGTACAATCAACTGAGCGAGTGCAAGTAATTCACCGTTTGTCATTGTACTCCTCCTGGTGCTTGTGATAGAACACCAAACCAGTCATAGTATTCCTGTCTCAAGTTTCTTATCCGTTGAAGAATATTCACAACATTCTCCATCGTTACCCGAAGCTTATCCGAAGCAGTAGCTTGTTCGCTTATAATTGTTTGAATTTTCTGCAGCTCTGCTGAAGCGAGTTCCACATCGTCTTTGTTGAGTCGCTTCTCCACATTTGAATAATCATAAGGTATCTTATCTGTAATCATCTTATTCACGAGGAGGGAAACATAGGCATTAAATACTTTATTGAGCTCAAATATAGAACAATACAGTGCCAATGGATACTTATAGCGGTCATGCCAAATAAGTTTCCCACCACCTTCAATCCCATATTTCACAATCTCTGCACAATAGCGTTCTGTATCTTCAGCTCCTGCCGGGATTGGTGGATATGCGAATAAGTTTTTGCCTTCCAGCCAATAGTAGCACTTCCCATACGAACCATCATTCAGCAGCGAATATGGATTCATTATCTGTTCCGGATTATCTACTCGGATTGCCAATTTTGGAATCTTGCCTCTCACATAGTAGACCTTTATCTCTTCATTATCTGCCGGAACATACTGAAGCATAGTAGAAAAGCTGGAGACACCAGTAGCAGAGCTGGAGGAACGAGTGAGGATTACTGGCGTCTCCAATACCTTCAGTGCTTTCGGATTGACAATCCCAATACGATTGACTATATCTTCCATGCCAGACATAAGAACATTATCTTCTATGATAATATCCTTCGTTCCAAGAATGGAATTCACATAGTCCTGAATATCAATCCGATTCAGTATCATTATTCTTTCACCGCATATTGAATTACTGCATTTCCAGTTGCAGCAGGAGTAAGAGTGATTGCAATGCGATAGAAGGGCGCTTTGATATTTCTTACATCAAGAGATATTCCACATCCAGTTTTTGCTTCGGAAATAGCTGGATTTTTTCCGGTTACCATATCCGACCAATTCGTCCCATCTAATGAAATCTGCAACTTTATCGTGTTTGCAGCTACTGTAATATTCTGGGTTGGACGAATAATTGCAGCGGGAAGAACAACATTCCCCTGAAAACTGGCAAGCGCAGAAGAATATATCGTCTGTTCACTCGTACCAGTAAATTCAAGTGTTTCTTCGTAAGTTTTCCATCCAGTGTAGGTTGCTCCAGTTAAATCTGACAAAGCCATCTTTCCTCCTTATGCATTCCACTTCAACACAGCATGTGTCTCAGGAAGCGTAATTTGCATTCCAGCTTCAGTTATAATCTGATCAATACGACCGTCAATATCTGGAGCCTGAACATTGGTTTGATAGAAGGTATCACGGCTGATACCATTTCCGACAAGTGGACGATATGCAACCTGACCCAAATCGATTGCCAAACAGTAGTCTTCCCACTGTTCCCTCAGTAGAGGATGGGCAACGAAATTGAAGTCGCCAAAGACACAACTTACTCGAGTAAGGTTGAAACCAAATTGAGATTTGACATTTTGAATATCCAACTGAGCGGAACCACCGGCAAGAGTATTGCCCAAGAATGTTCCATTTCCCAGTTTGTTGAACCAAGAGATGAGTTTCCGAGAAGCCAAAACCAGTTTGCTTCCACTGTTTCCATTTTCCGGAGCAAACATATCTCTTGACCAGTCTACGAAGTTATTGTATCCACTATTGGAATAACTGAATGTAGCAACATTACCATACAGAGAAACAAAGGGAAGGATTCCCCAAGTATATCTTTTTACAGCGGCGTTTGTTTCTGCGACTAATGCTCCAGTAGTTACATTTACGTTTCCCACTCCGAACAGGAAGGCATGTTCCATATCCATCTTATGCTCACGCAGTTTCTCATCCCAAATTCGCATGAATTCATTTTTCTTTCCCCGATATTCAGTAGCCATTGCAGAACCAGACATCATCGGGCAGGCAGTTTTGAATATTTGAGCATATCCTTCGGTCTGACTTAGAAAATCATACCAACTATCTGGGGCTCCAGAAGCTTCAGGATATGCTGTTCCCACAATTTGTCCACGGGCATTAACTGGAAAAACTACATTTCCGGAGCTAATGGCAGCTTTACTGGTTGCAGTAAGGATAAACAATGGAGTCATAGTAACTTTGGTAAATCCACTACCAGTTGTAGCCGAAGAAACTCTTCCGTAGAATGTTCCAGTGTTAGAACCATTGGTAACTTTTTCAATCGCCACTATCTGCCCTTGGACGAAAAATATTGGTGCTTGGGCATCTGTGGTGGTCTTTCCACGAGAATCATACTTACAAGATACTTGCAGATCAGTAACATTGTTATAAGCTAATGTTGCTCCAGTAGAAACATAGAAGTTTCTCCGTTGCCACTGGTGACGTTGTTCCATCATTTTGAATACAGGGTCGGGAGTTGCAATCTTCCGAAGCCGTGTAAGATAAGAGAAGAAGGGAGATTCCTGCGGTCGCAGTTCTGCAATCTCTCCACTCAGATCGAAAGTCCGACGCAGATTGTCGAGACTTACATTCACAGGAGGAACAGTAGTTTGAGTATAAGTTCCGCCTTGTGAAGTTGTGTAAAAGTTAGTAGCCATTTTTCATTTCTCCTATTTTCAATATTGAGTATTCTTGTTGCTCAGTGCAATTGCTTGACGAATAAGTTCAAGTGTTGGGTCAGTTGCTCCTTCGGACTGAGCGTTATGCACTCCCATTGTGGGTGGTATGCTTTGCGCTCTCTGTCTTTGCAGAAAATCCGGAGAAGGAACATTTGCTCCATAGGGATTGTACTGAGCTCCTGGATTTGGAGGCGGAGAGTACATAGGTCTTGGAACGGTTGGAGCTGGAGTTGTTCCACTTTGCTGTTGCATCTGTGCCTTCTGCAACTGATACAGCTGAAAGAGATTATCAAGCGTCACAGACTTATCGTCCGACATTGTCTGAACAAAGTCTATGGCGGTGTTGTAATCTACTCCATAATTGTTCATAACCGTACTAATCACGCTATCCAAAGCTGTCTTCACTTCGTTGGCACTTCTCAATTGTCCAATTTTCGCTTCCTGTTCTCTTTGCAAGGCTTCCAGTCGTTCCTGCTGTTTTGCTTGGAGCCACTCATTTTTCAGTGCATTATACTGATTCATTCTGGTGTTGTAATCAATGAGTGCAGCCATATACTTTGCAGAATCCGAGTTTGGATCACTATATGCTTCCACCTGGCTGAAGTTAAATGGTCTTACAGGTGCAGGCGGTGGATCAGGAAATTCTTCGTCTTCTTCTTGTGTTTGGTTTTGGGTTTGCTGTGAAGCAGTATTAGCAAGTTGCTGCTGAATACTGTTCAGCTGTTGTTTCAATGCTTCATTCTCTTCCTGAAGCTTTTTGTACTGATTCTGGGCTTGATCAAACTGCGACTGCCAATATTGGTAACGAACCTGATCGTTATCCGAGGGCTGCGTAGCATTCTCGTCCTTTTTTTCGGGTGTTCCAAAGGAAGCCGAGTTTGTATCATCTTCCCAAGAGTCATCAATGGGTACTCCGAACATGTCATATTGTGGTTGTAGCATTATTCCTCCTTTTGGGAATTTCGACGAGTTTGTTCTTCCACCATCATTCTTTGTGTTTCCAGGGCAGCGGCATTGCCGGCATTTCTGAGCGTATCATTTAATCTTGCACTGTATAGTTCTTCCGCCTTCCTCTGTTCAAGTGCGGTTTCACGCAACTTCATTCGTTCAGTTGATACAGCTTGATCAAGACGTGAATGGAAAAGTTCTCGTTCTCGAGTTTGAAGGTCTCCTTCAAGCTCTTTGATTTTTTCTTGTGCTTGTTGTAGTGCTTGCTGAAGTTGTTCAATGGTGTCAATACGACTCAGAACTCCTTCAATATCAAATACATCTGTTTTCTTAAGTACTTCTACTCTGTCAATGATTTGGTCTCGATACATGTCTCTATAGAATTCTAACTGAGCATAACGATTGGCTGGAAGTGTAGAACCAGGAATAACCATTAGGTCATACTTTCCTACGCTTACATCGTTCATTACGCTTACCTGTTTTCCATAATCGTCATAGAGACGCTTATTGATAGCGAATTCAGAGAGAGAGTTGTTTGGCTGCAATATCCGAATCATCTTCTCCGCAATGTAGAATTCTTGAACGAAGCTAATAATAACTTTTCCCAGAAGAGTAAGTGCTTGTTCAATAACAGCTTGCTTTACTTTGATTCGTCTCTGCCCAAACTCATCGAGCATCATTATTCCACGATACGTATCTGGTGCCGCCTGAGGACTTCCCATCATGTTCTCAAACAGACCAAGTTCGTGGTCGATATCCTGTTTCGCCATGATCTCATTCTGATAGAGTTCATTGGGCATTGGTAGTGGAGCTACGGGAACGGGCTGACCTTCAGTGAAGTCAAGTTCGATTATTGCTCCGGGTTGAGCCCATTGTTCTTTTAGGGCTTCCACATCAGTTCCTCTTGGAACAAGTACTTTCACGTTTGTGGAAGTGGACGCATGCGCAACAATCAGAGACCGAATCTTGTTGATATATTTCTGCATATCTTTCACCAGCCTGACATCGGACAGAGGGTATGGTGAACCGGTATGCATATTCATCAACGGGATTATCGGATACTCTTCACAATTGAGCAAGCGTCGGTAAAGGGTCTTGTCTCCGGCAACGAAACCCATCTGAATCCGTTGCATAGGCACCTTTACCGCAGTAATCAATCCTTGCTCCGCAAGTTCCAGCATTGTGACTTGCTGAATTTGTGGAGGTTGAGGGGGTTGCATCCCCTGCTCCGCAATGGCTTGTGCATATTCTGGATTTTGCTGAGCAACTTGGATGAGTTGCTGATATTGGGCAAGAGCCTTTTCATACTCTGCCATAAGACGTTCTGCTGCCTGACGAGCAAGAACTTCTTCGGTAGTTATGTTTCCGTTAATAATCCAAACTGGGCGCTGGAGGTATTCTTCAAACTTCTCAGGGGTAAGAGTATACTCTGCCCTGCTCCAGCTTTCGAATACTCGAACCAATTCTACCCAGACCTTGGTATAACGCTCATAACCACGGATGTATTCACCATCGAAGAGATCCGGATTCTCAACTCCGGCAAATACGATAAGATTATCACCCTTATTCCCAGTGTTGATCATATCACTGCGAAAACTGTTTCCACTTGCCGTATCGATTGCTTCAGTGTAGGATGGGTACAAACGCTGAAGTTGCCCCTTGGTGTAAGTGCGGCTGATGATAATATCAGATGCATCACTACAGAATTCATCTTGAGAATTCGGGTCAATATATACTTGAAGAGGATCGATTGCTTTGAATTTCACTTCACCTCTTCCACCATCGGCATAAGGATCGATATACACAAGTAGAACGCCCATTCCCGTGACATAAAAATCATCTATTGCTTTGGAGAGTTGTCTGTCTCCTTGCGAAATATTCCAAATATACTGAATAAGTCCATTCATTGCTCCCGCTGTTTGATTGTCTGAATCTTCTGCAGCAGTTACTCGAAAAGTTGGATGATTGGAAGTAAGAATACCTTTTGCCAACTCTACTGCAGGATGAATACGATTGATAACAAGAGCCGCTTGAGAACGAGATTCAAGTATCTTAACATCCTCTTCAGACCATTGTTTTCCATAGCGAAACTCTCTGTCCTCGACTGCCTGATTTGCCCAAATAGTTCTATTTCCAGAACTGAACTTCGCAAACAGTTCCTGAGTTTCTTCGGCATATTCCGTATCTTTTGAGTTTAATACATTTTTCTTTTTCTTCACTTTGTTCTCCCAGATATTACATCTTCTTCAAATAGGTCTGTCGTTTCGCCTATGAAGCCAATTGCAGAGCTTCCAGGAAGGAGTTCTTCTTCTCCTGGAAACGCTTTCTCTATTATGAAGCGAATAAGTTCTGTGTTGTCTGTGGCAGAGATACCGTGTTCTTTCAACTCTTTCACCACAGCTCCCACTCTATTTGTCCAAACGATGCATCGGGCAATACCTTCGGCATCGATATCTTCTTCTTTCTTCTTCATACTACCATCCAACTCAACCGACCTCCATTCTTCGCAACATTCTGCTCCGAAACATTGCTATTTTTTCTTTTCGGAGGTCTGAAACCAAAGTTTGTCGCCATCCAAATACTGTCAAGTATATCGTCATGTTTTCCTCTGGGGAATGCCAAGAATTCCCTTTCTGCTTCTATATCGAGGGCTTGTCGAAAAATAAGTTTTCCCTGAGCCATTATCGGTACGAGACCAATCAATCGCTGAGACTTATTCGTCCGATGTGTGATTTTCTTTTCAATTCCAGGAATATAGATATTTTCCTTCAACATCATCTGTCTTACCGCCTGCCGACACGCTTCTTGATAGGATTGCGACTCAATATATACACCACGATGGTGCCACTTCTTGTAGAGGTCAATAATCATCTGTGGATGCTCTGCAGGATTACATTTTCTTCTTACCATATCTACAACAAATTGGTATCCATCGGCATCAATACCAATGGTGGTCATCACAGTATAGTCACTATGCCGAGAAAGAGCCGAAGCCAAGTCAATACCCATGAACAGATATACTAATCGTTTTTCTCCCAAATAGTCAATATACCATTCTCCGTTTACTTCTTCAATCTTTCCCTCATAGGTATGAATATATTCCGGTCGGAAAGGTGCATCTTCTGGAGCTTGGGGTTCATTCATATATTCTTGAAAGAATCCAGAAATATTGCCCATGTGTTCGAAACCTTGTCGGATTTCTTCGATCTTTTCCATCGGATACATTTCTTCCCAGATACTCTTCCCATCGTCATCAATAATCGATTTCCAGATTACTTTCCAATCCGGAGCATCCTTCACCCACTGAAGGAAACAATCTTCAGAAATAGTGGTACCAATTACGATTATTCTTCCATCCGGCTGAGAAAGAGAAGGAATCACAGCTTCCGTAATCCACTTTCGGTTGGAAGCACGAGATTCTGCAGTATTGGCATTCATTTCGGATTCGAAGTCATCAAGAACAATAATATTCGCACGAGTGTCATCTTTGATCAATCCCCGTACTTTCTGACCAGTACCAAGAGAAAGAACCCGAGCCCCATTGGCAAGAATAATATCATCTTCTCTCCAGCGTTCCGCAGTGTTGGAACCGAGGTCTCCGAAGTATTTCCGAATTTTCCTATTGTGATCCAAAGTATTCTTAATTCGGGTAAGAAAGTTAATTGACTGACTGCGGGACTCGGAGATAAGAACAACGAATAAGTCCTTGCCTGGGGACTTATGGAGGACTTCCCAAAGGATGTAGATAAACGAGGCAATCGTACTCTTCGCCATTCCTCTCGGCAGTGCAATCGCCAACTTCTTCGTTTCTCTATCCTGAAGGAGATCGTAGATTTCAAAGTGTACCTCCGGCATTGTCAAGGGTACCGACCTGGGAAGACAAGTGGTGGCAAAGATGGGAATAGAAATCCGCATCGCCATCTTCAATATCTCGAAGTCGGTTGCTTCGGGAAACTCTTTCTTCAATTCCTTCAGAATCAGAGAGAAATCAGGTATCATTTGTTCGCATTGAGAGCAAATACTGCTCGTCTTATAGTTCGGGTATCATAGCGAGACTTATTCGCCAAAACATGTCTGGCATAAGCAAGAACATCGTTATATCCAGCGGCATGCGCCTGCGCAGTGAAAGCACCTTCCGTTCCCTTCTCGGAAATGCTTTTTGCAGCTTTGGCAATCCAATTAGATTTCTTTGCCATCTTTCTCCTCCTTTTGAGTAAGTTTAAGACGATCGGAGACTTTCTCCAGCTTCTTTAGGTCTTCCACTTCGGACTCCACTTCGAAAGTTCGAGTGTCAGTTTGTCGATCTTTTTCTTTCATTCCATACATATCCACAAAGTTTTCTGCAGCCCGAAGCATATTGGCAGCATCTTTCTTCTCCAATGCAACTTCTCTTGCCTCCAGAAGCATTTGAACTACCGCTTCTTCGGTAACTCCACAGTTTTCTAGTATTTTTCTGACTTCTTCTCTTACCATTCTGGTACACTCCTCGCTTTTATAGAACTGTTTTATCTTTGTCGCTCGCTGACTTTTCGGAGAAACGCACAAAATTTTGACAATTTCTCCCACATCGAGACCATTTGCCGCCATTCTTACTACTGCTCCCCGTAAAAGTGCCCCAGGAGTGGACTTATAATTGATATAATCCTCGGTTTGAGAGCGATTTTCGGTAAGAACGAGCATTTTTGCTCGGTCATGATAGTACCGAGACCCACTATTGGGGAGATGAAACTCTCCAAAAGCGCTTCTGAGGACGATTCCGGAGCGAATGAAGGAAATGGAGTAGATGGGAACCACGATTCCGTCATCGGAAAGGACAAAAAAGGGCACTTTCTCTGCAGTTTCCTGGGAATAGTGGATATCCTTCCAGTAGGAATAGGAAATCCCACGCTTTTTCGCTTCTTCTTCGTCAAAAGCTTGCCAGGTAATAGTCTGACCACCGAAAAGGTGGCGGTGTGAGACACGTCGTTCCATAATCATGATTCATAAATTAAACGAATTCTGGAATTTGTCAAGAAAAATTTTTAGGAAAGGCGAATAAGTTCCTTGTGGATACGCTTCGGGAGATTCGGAAAGAAGTTGATCGGATTCTCAAAACATATTCCACACTTTGAGAAGATGAAATAACCCAGAGCATACCCAGGTCGAAGGCGGATCGCTTTTGCCAATGCGGTTGACCTGCGTTGGCATCGCTGGTTGAGCAATTGCTTCCGGATTCTGAAATCGCTGGAAAGGAGGTTACCATGGCTCAGGTAACGATACGGTGCTATACGTCTGCAGATCCTGCTGAAAAGCCTACTCTGAGAAGTAGAGACTTAAGTAAGCCTGTAGATGTAGAAGCGATGCATGCTTCCGGGTTCAAATACCTGGAAGTGTGGGTTAGCCCGGACACTGATCTCAGTCAATATGGCTGGGTTCAGGTCATCGAGACTCCTTCCGTGTATGGAAATGTCCTTTGGGCGTTTCCAGACCGGAGGGTTGTCGCTCCAGAAGCCGACTTCTAAGTAAGGCTTCGGAGTTGTCTCTTGGTGTCGGGGTTGGCTGGTATCGGCTGACCCCGACAATTCCCAGTTGTCGTTAACCTCTTAGAGAGTGGGTGCGTGGGAGGCGCACCTGCTCTTCTTTTTTTTAATCGTTCCGAAGAAGCAGTGGAATATGCCAAAAAACGAAAAATGAGATAGCTCTCGTGCACAATCGGAGTGGAAGCAGTATGAATACACTATTTTTATTCTATTTGCTCCAGAGGGGCTTATTCTTTCGTTTTTGGAAGATTTCTTTTATTGAAGCGAATAAGTCTTTGCGTCTTCCTCAGGAGAAGGATACTTTTTCGACTTCTTCGAAAAGAGATGTCATCCCCGAGAGAGAAGTATGTTTTTCGGAGATTTAAGGTATCTCCTGGGAACAATCGTACCCCGACTGGTATGAATACTCCACTTCGCTTTCAATTGCTCAGGAAGTGCCTCTTTTTTCGCTACAATTGAAAACAACGAAATGAAGCGGGCTTTTTAAGCTTAAGCTTAAAAAAGCTTCATCTTACGTAGTAAGCAAAGAAAAGAAAAAAAAGCATTTTGTATTTTAAAAAAAAGAAAAGAAACGCTGGAGTCGTAGGAGTCGTATAGATACGACTCCAGAGTATTCCAGCGAAGAAGTCTACTCTCTATGCTTTCCGACTGTTCGAAGAGAGAGAAGGCTTACTCGACTTCTTTTCACTTCGGAAGAAGTCTTCTTACTACTCCGGAAAAGACGACTTCTTTCTACCGACTTCAGTAGTCTTCTTTCTACGACTATAGAGAGAAGGCTTATTCGTATTCTTCTCAAATAGAGAAGACTGTTTCTTAGAGAAAGCGAATAAGTCTCTTCTTCTCCACTGGAATAGTAGTCTTCTCTCTGAGAGACTCTTCTTCTCTCTTTCTCTTTCTTTGGAGTATATACGTAGTATATACTCTTTCTTTCTCTGTTCTCTCTACTTCTTCTCGCGGTAGACTAGAGAGAGTAATAGCGAATCTAGTAGTAGTCTTCTCACTGCTTACGTATATAGAGTATACGCTGCTGTAGTAGCAATAGTAGTAGTCTGCTTACGCTGTAAGATACGACTTCAGTAATAGTCTATCTTCGACTAGAGAATAGAGAAGAAGAAATAGCTCCGAAGTCGTTCTGCAATAGACTTACTCGTCTTTCCCTTCGCTTTTCGAAGCAGAATTTCTCTCCGAATTCTTAATAAGAAGATGACCAGAATTCAGTAATGCTTGGTTTCAGCACTGAAACTGGTGATCTTATGGAGGTAGACCCAGATGATAATGAACATAGTTAAATCTGGTATTCTAAAGATGTTAATAAGAGAAAAGCTCAAATTCGTAGTCTTGCAAGAGGCTATGATCCGATTGATGTTTATCTTTGATTCGTTCGGAATGGAGTGAGACGTTTTGTTTCGCTCCGTTCCGTTTTCGAAAAAGACAAGCAAAGCAGCTGTTTTGCCAATTTCTCCCCGAATTCTAAAATTTGTATCGTAAGCAGTTTTGTTTCCGCTTGCGAAATAGTTACGTGGAGGTAACGAAAATGTGTGCAACAATTAGATTGTACCGCACGACCAGCCGGAAAGAAGAACCGGTTATTCGTGTGTTCGATCCGTTGAGCGTTCCAATCAGCGAGGAACTGCTTAACGATCCGCAGCTCGGCAAATTCGCAAGAGCCGAGATTTGGATTGCCAAAGACATTGACATGACTCCATTTGGTTGGAGTCGTGCCAAGAAAGCTGACGGAAGTTTCGTCAGTGAATCCGTCCTTGGCACAGTGAAATGGGAGTTTCCCGCTTCACAGCCGTTGGAACCGTTCCCAAGCAAACCGGTTCCAGCTGCAGAAGTTCCGTTTGCTTGATCGTTTTGGAAGCGAAGAAGCCTGATGTCCGGAAAGACTATCGAAGTCACCGGATATGCTCATTCGCTTCCTTATGTTTATCCTCCGATTGGCGATTTTTTGCGAATACGTGCTGCTTTGTTTCATGAACCGTTTCAAAGCAGGTATTCGCTTCCTGGGCAGCGTCTCTTCAGCTGTATGCCAGGCTGCTAGATGAGAGCAGTAAAGGCTCATCGAGGGCTTACCAAAGTGCCCAATTTATTTTTTTTAATCTGAATTAAATAAGCAAAGGAGAAATGATGAAAAAGTATTCAGCAATCTATCTGAAGCCGCTTACTTCAGAACCACAGAACGATTCTCAGCCGTTTTTCTATGCAAGTGGAAATGGAACACTTGTCTATAGAGAAAACGAATCCGCTGCTCCCAAGAAAGTAACCACGAAAGAAGCAGAAGAGATAATAAAAGATTGTGGTTACATTCCGGTAAGCATTGATTGGAGTGTTCTCATTGGATTTGACAAAGAGAAACAAAAAGTTTTCGATCTCACAAGAAGATCACCTGAAGAGATTGAAGAAACCGTCGAATTATATGAACGTCTCGGTATTTCCGTAGTACCATGGATAGCTACCGAGTTTCCCAATATAACTAAATGGTTAGTCGAAGGAAAAGAAGAAGACTTTCGTTCTTTCCAAGGAAGAGATAGGGAAGACGAAGATTGTCTAGTAATTTTTTACAATGTCGAAGAAAAGTATGCAAAAGTAAAAGTGTTCACGAAGGAGAAACAGTGAAGAAGAATTATGTAATTGCCACTATTATCGGCGTTACACTTCTTATTCCGTCAATATATTTCTATTTCCGAGAAGATACGCTTCCAAGTTGCGAGCTTGGAAGTAGTATCTCTTCGGTGCATAAGTATATGAAGAAGAACGGAATGACTCTTATCGCCAAGAGAAGAAAGGAAGAAGAAACTTATTCGTCTCCAAAAGAAACCGTGAAAGTATATTACTATCAAAAGCGAGTAAGTGTTGTAGAGATACTGCCGAAGTATAGAGACAATAGAGAGAAGGAAGCGATGTTCCTGAATTCCTACTGGAATCTTATACGAGAATATGGACTTCCCAGTTTCGAATATGAATTCTCATCAATCTGGTTCGATGAAGAATTAAAAAAGTCAATTGTAATAAGCATAGAGCCAGTATTTTCAATTAAAAAAATAAGCTTACAAAAGCAAAGATAAGGAGGAAACAATGTTTAAGATACCAACAGCGAAAGACGCTGTGAATCAGGATAGGAATCGACAGGTAATATTTGTTCCGAATGTCAGGAAATATACAGATAAGAATGAATACAAGGTATTGCTTTATAAGCTAAGCAACAAAGAAAATTTAGTCGATATTATCAACTTCGATAAAAGAACACTTAACTACAATGGTATCAACATAGAATACGGAGATATTCATGTGTTTGATACGCTTGTGATTATAAGAAACTTCATGAATCTATTCATTGCTCTACGACCATTTCTGGATCACTATAGCAAAATAAATCTCTTTCCATCGGAATATATTTTTCATGTTATCGATGATGAAGGACAATACGATCTGGATGACTTCATAATAAAGGATAAGGAAAATGTTTCTTTCTTTTCCTATATCAACTATAACTGGATTCCTTACTATAACGAGAGCAGTGAAGATGAAGACAAAAACGATAGCGTGAAGTTAATGGAAAGCGCTTCGATTAGTATAATTCTCGAAAGACTTAGAAGATTTAAGGATTTATTGTATCGAAAGGATGTACCAGAAGACGATGAAATAGAAGTATTCATCAACAACCTGGGAAGAGAAAGAATGAGAGAATCGTTATCGAAGTTATTCTATATCATAGAGAATCCAAATTACATTCAATCAATAGACCGTTATGAGAGTAGTATGGAGGTATACAATGAGCTACGAAAGAAGTTTCCAAGCTATTAAAGAAGAGAAGATAGCTTACCTGAACAATGTCTTTTCAGAATCGTTATACACAATTGAAATAACTGATTATGTAAATCTGAAAGATAGAAACGATGAATTTCTTATGGATGCCCTGGGAAGACATATTACAGAACATAATAAAGTCGATAATTCTGATCCGAATTATTTCGTCTTCAATGATAAGACTCGAGTTAAGAAGAGAGCAATTCTCCAAGAACTAATGATGCCAGATTCTTATAAGAAGTATGTTCAAAGTATTGGAGATACGTCCGGAAGATTGTTTCTTACTATTGATCCAGAATGGTTCAGACTTTGCTCGGATAAAGACTTTGTAAGCTGGAATTCATGTTTTAGTCCAGATGGATGTTATCATTTAGTGCCTTACGAATTCAGTACTAGTATTAGTATAATGATGGCAATGATCACGAACTCTGATATGACAAAGATAATTGGTAGAAGATGGGTCGTGATTCCGTATAGAAAAGATAGAAGCGGAGAAAAAGAGAAGATAGTAAAGGTACCTGAGATTCTTTGCCTGAAATCTTATGGAACTTTTCCTGTAACATATCAACAAGCAGTAAGTCGCTGGATAATCGAAAACATATTCGAAGATGAAAAAGATAATTGGAAGGTTTATGAATATTCCAAAGATTATGATACTCACATGGCGTTGGAGACAAAGATTCTTGTAGAAAGTCATGACGGTGGCGGATATTACAGCTATCTTTCTTCAAAACCAGATCGGCTCAATGTAAAGATATACATGGACAATTCTTCTTATATACTTATTCCGAAAAGTCTTGCTCCATTGGAAGTCCCAGAAGGAAGAGTAACATTCTATGGACTTGATGAAGACGAAGAAGTATGTTATCATGATTTAGAAGATAGTAATGAAGAAGAAGATTACGATGATGATGAACATTGGTATTGTGTAAACTGTGGAGAAAGAATTGATCACAACACAAGCTACGAAATGTTTTTCAGTGATGATGATCACGATTATGATACTTATTGCGAAGACTGTATCAATGAGCTTGCAATATTCGATCCTATGCTTGATCGTTATTTTGAAAGAGAGTGGTTCAAGGAACATAAGAAGCCTTTCTATATGGTCTATTCGCATTACAGAGGTCATCAAGAAATTAGAGACATCGTTAGTTTAGAATACACTATCAAAAATACAATTTACTATCCGAATCTCTACTTCGTTGATCCAAACGACGAAAGCAAAGTCATTTACGAGACGAAGCTGTATATAAGAGACGCACAAATTGAACCATTTCTGAAGAAATTCGAAGGACTGGTAAGAAAAGAAAACGATGATTATATTGTGAAATTTAATGTTCAAGCAGCTATTCACTTCGTAGGTCTTTCAGAACTTACCGGAGTTACGTTCGGAGAAGTAATGGATGTGATAATTGCCAATGCACCAACACTTGCAGAAAGGAGAAACGAAGATGAATAAGAAAGCGTTTCAGAAACTTCTGATTAAATGCTTGCGTGCCTCTACGACTGGCATTCGTTATCTGATTTGTCAATCAGTTAAGAAAACAAGTGTTCCTTACTTCACTGTGAAGAATTATGAAAATTATATTCTAATCGTTCCAATACGGAGAACAGAAAGCTGTTTCCTTCCGCTAGTCTGTAGTCATTACGATACAGTACGATATGTAGAAGAGATTGAAGTAGTGATAGAGGGTGGACTTATTCGTAATAAAAAGAAAGCTGTTCTGGGTGGAGATGATCGAGCTGGAGTAGCGATTGCTCTGGCTATGATTCACGACAAGGTTCCTGCAATATATCTATTCTGCGACAAAGAAGAGACAGGTGGCTTTGGTTCATCAGAGTTTCTCTTTCATGAACAGAATATAATCAAGACAGTAAACTGCTATATTGGACTAGACCGAAGAAATGGAAACGAAATAGCTCTCTATGACTATGCAAGCGAGGAACTAAATAATATCTTCATCTCTGAAGGGTACAGAGAAGTCAGTGGGAGCTTCACAGACGTTTCTCACATTGCTGGAGAATATCCAAAGGCAACTGTTAACGTTTCGGTCGGTTTCCACAATGAACATACTGAGAAAGAATATGTTCAGTTCGAAGAATGTTATCTTTCTTTGGAACGAATAAGTCGTATAATACCGACACTTACCGGGAGATATTTCAACGATCTTCAGGTCTCATATAGAGACTATGGCTATGGCTTTGCTTATGGTAATAGTTTCAGACTTGATTACGACTATCCTCTTCCGAGAGTAATTGAAGAAAAGAAAGTAGATCGAGAAGTATATGGAGAACTCATTGACCGATTATGCCTGGACTGTGAGTTTTATAATCCTGGAACAGAAAGTTGTGATTTCGACTTCGAATGTCTTGACAATTTTTGAAGAAAAATAAATATGGTTCTCAAGAAGCAATAAGGAGGAACGATGCCAAAAACATCAATCAATCTCGATGACTTCGCAACTGTAGTCGAAGCATCGAACGAACAAATGCCACGTGGAATAGCAATTGCTGTAACCGGTCTCTTCAAACGAGGAAAAACCTATGGACTTTCTCGTTTTAACCCATCCGGAGACGTACGGAAAACTCTTTTCATTGACACAGAGAGATGTGTCTTGAAGTATGAAGAGTATAATGGTATGACGGTTCTACCATGTATCTCCTTTGCTCCGCCAAGAGATGGAGACGGCAAGATAATTCCACCAGAAGATCGCAACTATATCATCAATGGGAAGAACTTTAAGGCTTGGTCTTTTCAAGAGATATGTGCAATAGTTCATTCTCTGAAGGCATCTGGAATGCTTCATCAGCAGTTTGAACTTGTTGCCATTGACACTGTAGATAATCTACAGAACTGGGCAGAAGCATATCATCTTGAAAAGTATAATCAGAAACAACGCTCCTTGAAAGAGAAAGGAGAAGTAGTTGATTCCATCGGAGAGATTCCTTATGGCTCTGGTTGGAGCGATGCTCGAGATGAATTGGTAAGACCGCTTCTGCGAATGAAAGAAGAGGTGAACCAAGTCGGAGTAGATTTTGGTATCTCCATTCACGCCAAGACTACAAGTCAAGTAAAGAACATCTATCAGCGTGACCCGGCTTTGAGAGCGGGAGTAACAAATGCGCTGTTTGGAGAGATGGACTTGATTGGCTACGTGAACGTAGAAGATACCAATCTTCCAGATGGAGCCGAGTTCGGTGCAGTATTCCAAGGGAAGTTGCATACGATTTCGTTTGTAGTAAGCGAAGAGATAATGACTGGAGGCACAAGACTTAATCGTTTAGTAAACAAGACGCTTCCATTCTCTTATCAGGCACTTGTTAATGAATATAAGAAAAAGGAGGAAAAATGCCAAGCAAAATAGTAATTACGTTCACAGAGACGGAAGAAACCGTAGAAACAAGAATTAGCACTGAAACATCTGGCAGCGAACTGGAGAACGAAGCAGCAAAGATATTTAAGCGGGATGTGGCAGAATTGCTCTACAGAATTCTGAACGAATCCGAGGAGGAGGAAGAGAATGGTAAAGAAAATAACGACAACAATGGCTCGATGGAAATCAGTGTGCGATTCCTGTCGAGATGAAGCCGTGCAAGAGTTGATTAAAAAGAAGCTAAAAAAGAAGGAGGAAGAATGCCAATAATCCCATCACAGACCGGATCTGGTGGACATATTCAGTCCCCTGGAGAAAACAGAGGGTTTCTTATTGACGTAATCGATCACACTGCGGGAACAGTGTATGATGTAATACTAGATTTCATTTTCGGATTCGAGAATGTTCCAGAAAACTGGACAAGAAAGATGAGAGTATTTGCGAAGTTCGACCGGAATATGAATAACGAGATAGATCCAGAGAGCAAGGATTTGAAAAGGCTCTATCGTATTCTCCAGCAAATGGGTTTTACCCGAATTGAAGGCGGGAAACTCTCTGGAATCGGAGTCAATGAGAAGGGAAAATTCGTAGATGAGAACGATAGACCAATAAAGGACATAGCTGGATTGCTCAAGACACTTGGAAGAGATAAGTCGTATCTTGTCTATATCGCCAAGGATTCCAATGGCTATGACCGAGTAATTGGTGTAATCGATGAAGAGCTTAACAAAAGTAACGATGCTTTCGCTGTCATGATGCAAGAGAATTATGCATATTGGATTGAAAGAAGTTTGAAAGCGGAAGCTTCTGATACGCATACCGAAAAAGGAGGAAAATCAGAAAGTAGCAATGACGACCTGATATATGTTCCAAGAGGTGATTAAAATGAAGTATTATGAACTGGCACAATATCGGGCAAGTAATCGCAATAAACTTATCAGAGCGGAGGATGTTGCTCATGTCATCCTTGAGAAGGGGACGCAGTGTCCCCTTTTCCGCTCGGTATTTTGGTACGATGAAGGAATCGTAGAATATCTCAAGACGAATAAGTCTGTGTCTATGTATCGGGGTATCCGAGGGATTGATATGATTCCTATCGATATCGATAAGGGCTACAACAGCGATGAATTCACGCAGGAGAAGCTTCTGAGGTTTATAGAGAAACTTGAATCTCTTGGACTGGATGAGAATATGTTCCAGATATTCTTCAGTGGAACTGGCTTCCATATCTTCTTAGATAATTCTCTCTTCGACTTCCAACCGTCAGTATTTCTTCCGGAGCAGATCGCACAGACGTTAGTGAACGCTGGATTGATAGATGATCCAGCAATCATCCGTGGGAACCAACTTATTCGCATAGAAAATAGCTTGAACGAAAAGAGTGGTCTTTTCAAAATTCCTCTTACTTTGGAAGAAGCAAAGACTCTTTCTCTGGAAAAGATTCGAGAGCTGGCGAAGACACAGCGTCTGGATTTTCAGTATCTGGAGATGGATGGAAGAAACCTATTGGAGAAGTATATTATCCCTTCATATATGTTTGAAGAAGGAAGCAAAGTTGTTCCCAATGGATGGAAGAAAGAAGACGATAACTTCGAAGTGAATAGATATGCAGTGTGTATTCAGAAGCTCTACGAGCGTGGAGCAGTAGAAGGAAATAGAAACAATGTAGTAATGCGCATTGCTTCACATTGTAAAAGACAAGGAATGCCAGAAGATTTCGCTATTGCTGGAATGTTGCATTGGAATCATAAGACGAATCAGTCTTTGGATGACCAGCAGGTGATTGAAAGAGTACGGCAAGTCTATCGCAAACCGTATCGGTATGGTTGCAATGATGCAATTCTTAAAGAATTCTGTTCACCAATGTGTCTATTCTATAAGCACAAGAATCTGGATGCCAATAATCTGATGAATCTTACCGATTTGGATAAAGCATTTGAAGAGCGTCTGCAAATTATAGAGAATAAAGACCGCTATATCAACCTGAAAGACATCTTCGGACTGGAAGTCGATTGCGTATTGTATCCAGGAGAACTTGTTGTCTTCCAAGGAGATACCGGTCTTAATAAAACAAGTATCATCCAGAACATAATGTTGGGCGTGAATATGGTTGACGATGTAGTTCGTCCCAAAGGGCTTCAGACAATCTACTACGGAACAGAACTCTCAGCTGGAATTATTCAGATGAGAAATTATTGTATTGTAACTGGTTATACTGAAAATGAAGTCATTAAGCACAGAGACGAACTCTACAAGTATCATACCGCTCTGGAGCATATTGCAGTTCAGACTGGAATACTCACAACTTCTGGAATAGAACAACTGATTCTGGATTATCAGCCACAGGTTCTGGTAATAGATTATTATGAACAAGTAGAGCATCCAGCTTGGGGAAGAAGTCCATCAATTGCAGTAGCAGATATTGCCAAATCACTTTCAGTAATGGCGCAGAAGTATAATATCATCTTGATTGCCATATCACAAATCAATAGAGCTTCTGCGAATAACAATGGAATTCATTCTGGTTTCGGAAGTGGTGCAGTAGAAAAGACTGCAAGAAGATTGTTTACTATATCTGGAGACCAGAATAGTCCTTATCGTATAATAAATCATGTCAAAGCAAATTCAGATGTTCTTTGGAAGAACGTCGTATTGGAGCGTCAAGACAATTGGCGCTTCAAGAGAATAAAATAATAGAAAGGAAGAGAAAATGAAATCAAAACCGAAAAGCTTCTATAAGTTAGTCAATGAGCTGGAGAACTACTTCGAAAAAGAAGGTCTTACTCTCATTGATAAAAACGTAATAACAAAGGCAATTCATAATGCAGTCCTGAACTATTTCTACAATGGTATAGTAATAGTTATTGGAATCTTCGAGAAGCAGGAAAGGTTCAGTGTATGTTTCTACTATAGTGATGAGAACAATAAGCGCAAGAGTGCAAGAGAAGGTAAATTCTTCGAGTATACTCTTGGTGGAATACCGGTAAATGATTTTACTCGATTAGAAAAAGCGTTCAAGTTCTTTATCGAAATATTAAACCTTTACGAAAAGGAGAAACAAAGTGAAAATTGACTACGACTTAGATGAACTAGTAGAGAATGTAATAAGTGTTCTGAAAGAAATCGGTCTCGATTTTCTTCAAGAAGAAGATAGAGACGATCGTACAAATACACGTATTCTGAGCTTTGTCTACGACGGTGACATTATTAACGTAGTTATCTATGGTGAAAGCGATAGAAGATTCATGGTTCTGTATACATACAGTGAGTCTGTTAATGGTAAAAGAGCTACAGCAGAAAACGAAACATTTGGTTATACAGTAGCTGGAATTCCAGTAGATGATATGACACGTCTTGATAAGAGTTTCAGAACGTTTTCGAAAATGATTAAACTATATCGAGAAGAAGATAAAGCGGAGAAACAAAGTGAAAACAATATTTGAGTTATTCCTTAATTCCTTATCAGGTAGCGGTCTTACTCACGGTCTTACTCTGGACACAATTACCAAGGACGAAGACAATCAATGCACGCTTACTTTTACCGGAACTGCGAAGCTGGGCGACCTGACAATTATGGTGGACAAGGAAGCTCTTACAGCCGACACTGACAGCGATGTTCTTACCGTGCCTGTATCTGCGGTTACTTTAGATTATGCGACCGTGCAATCAATTCTGGCTCGTTTGGATTTGATTGGAGAAACGCTTAATGACATTGATGACACAATCAGTGCTCCTGGAACTGGTATTTTGGCTCGTCTGGACGCACTTGAAAATCCATCTGAAGGTTAAGAATAACAGACGAACTTAAGAATGACATAAGTAAGGAATTGATCCTATACCGGTCATAAGAGAATTGATAAGAAACAAAGCCGATGTTATCAAGTCAACAAAAGTAGTTGATTTTTATTGTAGAAATAAAAAAGATAAAGGTAGATTATACATTGTCATTCTATACGAATACTATAACGATGAAATAATCGGTATAGATGTATTTTTTGACAAGTACAAACAAAAAAAGGGAGGAACCCAATGCCGAAAGAAAAAGAAACCTTATTCGACATTGCAGCGCAGAAGAGAGAAGCTGAAGAGCTTGCTCGGTCGCTTGCAGAACTAGACCTCAACGCAGAAGACGTTGAGCAACAATTGGCAGAAATCCAAGCCAAGCTAATAAAGAAGATAAATAGTTTGGATTTCGTGTATATTAAACTTGATGCTGAAATTGAACAGCTGAAAATCTATAAGGAACTGTATCAAGATGAGCTCAAGAAAATCAATAGCAAGATGGAAAGTATTGAGAAGAGCAAAGACCGCCTTCTTCAGATGTTGGCAGACGCAAAGCTAGTTGATGTGAATAAGCCCCTGCGTACTCAGTATCACACTTATTCGCTTACCAAAACTTATGGTGGTGTAGAAATAGTAGATGAAGAGCTACTTCCAAGTGACTACATTAAAACAAAGATTGAGCAGTATATTGATACTGCAGCCTTGCGGAATGACCTCATGGCTGGAAAAGAAATTCCAGGCGCAGTTCTTCCGGTGAAGATGAAGGTGAGGCGTCGGTGAGAATACTTCGACAAATGATGCTGAAGACCGAGTTCCTGATGTCTCATACCATGACGTATGCAATCATGCTATTCGAATCGATATTATTTGGAATAGGAGTCTCTTGCTCAATTATTGTTCCGAAGCTGGTTAAAGAGTATGTGGATGACGAAAACAAAGAATGCTTCGTGTATCAAATAATGTTCCTAGGAATATTTAACATTATCTATATCATAATAGACGTAGAAGGAGCATACAAATTATATAATTTTGGAATCGGACTTACCCCGATTACGCCAATCTTCACAATAGGATGGAGAAAATGAGTGATACAAATATGTCAAAGCGTGAGAAGCGCTTTCAGAATATTCTTAACACGAGAAAGGATATGTTCTCGGATGAAGAAATCGAGTTTTTGCAAAAGAACTTTCGCAGAGTAATTTCTCAAGAAGAGTTACTATCACTCCGAGACAAAGTCAATGTATATACTTTTGAGAATTGGGTAATGACACATGAGTCTCTCGGAATAAACGACTTCATGAAAAGTCTTTACTATGCAATTCAGAGTGATGAATCCCAAGAATTACTTATATCAACCGTTTTTGTTCTAGCTCTGGAATGGAGCAGAGGAAAAGGAGAAAAAGATGGCAACGAAGACAAATAAGAAACCGAGTGTCCCAAAAAGAAAGGTGCTATCCTTCGAAAAGTTTGTGGACACCATAAACAACGCTCCATTGCTCATGCAAGCAGTGGATGATATGTTTAACAAGTTCGCAGATGAACTTGATGAGAAGGAAATAATCACACCACACAAGCTTATCTACAAGATATATGAAGAGATTGAGAAGAATAACAATACTCTTATAGCTGTGGTAGCTGCAGTAACGCTATTCATGTCTAGCAGACCACATAAAGGAGAAAGTAAAAATGACAGTAATTGATTTCAACTCCGAAAACGGAAGAAAGATTCTTACATTGAATGAATTCAGTGATCTACTTAATGATGGAGAAACAATTAAAGGTGCACTGTATCAATTCGATAAAGACCTTTCGAAAGAATTAAACGGACAAAAGCTTCCAATTGAAGAATTTTGTTACCGTGTGTATGAAGAGATCGAAAAGAAAGGTAACACCGCCTTCGAAGTATTCATTATAACGATGGCTGTTTTGTATGGAAAGATAGGAAAATGAGTAGCATCGTTGGTGTTATAATAATCATTCTGCTTCTGATAGTAATCTACTTCTGGGGAAGAAAACTTCAGAAGCTTGAAGAAGCGAAGAGACGTCTTAAGAACTTCAATGACGTTCTCTATATTGAAGTCAGTCAGTACCGGGAACATTTCTTAAAAGAGAAGAAGAAAGGCGATATGTATGACAAGATAATAAAAAAGTATAAGTACGCTCTCTTCTCTTGTGCGGACTGTAAGAAGATAGTCTCTAAGAAGAATACGCATTGGCTGGAAGAGAAGCCATATTGCGGAAAGTGTTATAGAAAAAGGAAAGACTCATGAAGAAAGAGAAGTTCATAATCGGAATCGATCCGGGGATGAAGGGGGGCATTGCCCTCCTTTCTCTGGAGACGATGAAGGTTCATACCGTGATTCGAATGCCAGTGATTGGAGACCAATTCGATTACGAAGAGATTCGAAGGTTCTTCGAAAAGTATAAAAACGATGTGGCATGTGTTTGCATTGAGAAAGTTGGATATATGGGAAAAGATACTGCATCTTCAATTGCAACACTTTGCTATCACGCTGGAATACTCTATGGCATGGCTTATGCGATTGGGTTTAATGTCTCGGTCATGGCTCCAAGTTTCTGGAAGGCAAAGATTGGTCTTCCGGTAATTGGAACTAAGAGAGGTTCCAAGAATGAAACGCCGGAGCAAAAGAAAGCTCGTCTCCGAGAGAATGCCAAACTGAAAAAGAAAGCGAAAGGAAATTCAATAGTCTTTGCTTATGAGAAGCATCCGGAATTAAGAAATGCTCAGGGTCAGCTTACTGATGGAGAAGCGGAAGCAATACTGATTGCAGACTGCTATATAAAGTTATGGCATACTGGAACTGGAACTGAAGATGAAAGAGGAATTTGAATACGTTTATCAAAGCGGGAATTGCTATTTCATTGGGATAAGAAAGAGAAAGGGAAAAGTGAGCTACATTGAACGCTGGGAACGATTGCAGTATGGAGATAAAATAGTTTGCTATACTACGATTGGAATCGCTATTTTCGTTTTTAATTCAAATAAATTTGACATCGTAACTTGGTTGAGAAATTCTGAAATTGAGAGCTCACTTCCCTTTCTCAGTTCTGAAGATTTCGAAGCGATAACAACGCTATTGGAATATATTCGAGAAACAAATGAAAACGAGTAAGTCTTTGCTGTGTGAGAACTGCGGACATCTCGTACCGCAGATTGACGAGTTCGGACAGGAGAATGACCACTGTCCTTACTGCGGCTATATACTTATATCTCTGGAAGAAAAGGAGAAACTAATGAAGAACATTGACAAATATCTTTCAATCATCGGCGATACGCAGAGAATCGTCGATAAGATGTACAATATGGAACTGTGCTGCAGTTTCATTCACTCGTGGTTTATGTATGACTTCTTCGATTGTATCTTAGAAGATGTAGAAAAAGAAGACCTGAAGCTGGATACAATAGATGATATGATTCAGTATCTTCGCTGCTTCGCTCCAGAATCTTGTAATGATTATGAAAAGATATTAGAAGAGATAAGAAAGGAATTAGAAAAAAGATGAAAATATTATATTGTAGAGATTGTGGCTATAGTGACGACGCCATAAACTTTCCCTACTATAGCCAAGAAACGAAATACGATAAAGATAAAGATGAATACACTATAAAAGGATGCTATGTTCCTTATTGTCCAAAGTGTAATAGAATTGATATTAGAAACGCATTCGTATTATAAATTACTTCCAAAGGAAGAACAATGTCAGAAGTAAATAAACAGCTAATACTATTTGCAAAAGCTGCTCTGAGTGATGCCTTCGAAAGAAGAATCTGTTGTGGATACACTTTCTCGTGGATTGAATATGCATTGGAAGAAGCACTTACTCAGCAGTATAGTCAAGATGAAGATGAAGATGACATAACAAATGTAGAAGAGCTTTGTGAGTACCTTCATCGGAAACGCTCCGAAGCATGTGGCGAATACGATTTCGTGGTAGAGAATATGAGAAACTATCTTTTCAAACTCGAAGTCGAGAAACAAACGGAACAGTAAAAGAAGAATGTATAAGTTGCCATTAAATAAGGAGGAAAAATGAAAAAGCAAATAATGACCGAAAATCTTCGCAATTCGATTATGACCCGCATCAATGAAATGGGATGCAATGAGATAGGTGAGAAGCTTCTCGCAGAACGCACGGAATATTATGATGGCGTTCTCGTGTATGACTTCGTCGATGATGAAGTCAGAGCAGAACATATCCCACACGGGAATTTCTATGATGATTTCGGGAGAATGCTGGTTCTCTATACTCTCGAAGCAGGGAAACCAGATGATGGGATCGACTGGAGAGAGCTCTTCGATGAGGATGAATTGAAAGAGATATGGAACGAGAATGCCTATGCAGGGGATTGGGAAAGGTATCTCGCAGAACATCCCGAAAATAGTTTCAGTGATAGGTGTGAAGAAGTTCAGATGTTCTATTTTGAGCAAAATTGGAATGAAACACTGGATAAAATTGATCAAGCCCTGAGTGGCATAATAAAATATCAAGATGATAACTTTAAGGAGGAATAATGAAAAAACAATCTATTAACAACGGGGAACTCCTGCGGGAGTTCCCTCCCTTCCAAATTAACGATAATCTCACCGGTGGCTATCGCCTTCCCTGCACTAATCATTCCCGTGCCCGGAATAATTTCTATGTGGTGCTGAACGGTTTCATGCCTGCTTATGTTTGTGACTTATCTGTGGATGAAGTGCGGGAGCATTATCCTGATGTCACTCTTGGGGATTTCTTCCACGAGGGTATCCAGGAATTGATAATGAGGTTATACCAAGTTGGGGTCAATCCTTTACCTTTTCTTCGTGAGGTATATACCGAATATAACTTCAAATTTGTGGAAAAGGGTGTGGCAACTCCTGATGTTCCGTTGCCTGCTCCCGGAGCTACGATCCTTGTTTTTAGGGATGGTGGAATGGCTGTAACCGAACGGAACGGATAGGTAACCGAGCCATTGTCTTTGCTTTGCGAAGCGATGGCTCTATATTTTTTATTTTTGAGAAGTAAATAAGCAGCAAATGGTTGTTTTCAATTCTGACGCAATTTAAGGTATCTGTGGAGCAAATAGGTGCAAAATAGTATAAACACTCCAGCTCAATCCGGATTGTTCACGTAGCACCCCTATTCTTTCGCCAAAAAAAAGAAACCGTCGATTTGACCAGGCAGGTTCGACGGCAACCTTTGTTGGTTCGATTACCTCAGGTAACAAACACTTCAACGCAGATAAATCTTCTGCAGTTGAATATCGAATAAGTCTTTTCTCTTATTGTGGGTATAGATTGTTTGTCTCAGCATTCCGATTGCAGATTCTTTTCCAGGACGCTCTTCAAAATAGCTATCGACTCCCTCTTCGGTCTTGGAAAGAAAACATCCATTGATGGCAAACCAAGAAATCAGCCGACGGATTGTTCCATACGAGAAGTCGTTGTATTCACAGCGGTCAGTCTGCATCTGATGAAGATGTCCCATTACATGAACATCTGCAATATCCCAGCGGAATATGTCATATACTTTATTTATCGGATAACCTTCTCGGAAACCTCCACCACCGGTTCCATGACAGACTACAATCTTGATGGGAGTACTTCTTCCTCGTTTCTCATCTCGGAAGTTGATACTTATCCAAGCTTTCTGATGAAGGTCTGGAACTCCAAGAGAGCTGGTGAGATAGCTATTCACATCAAAACCATTATACTTCCGGTATTTGTTTTCATGGTTTCCAGAAATTAGTCCAATACACTTGTTCTGAATAGGTTCAATTATATTCAGGAATTCGTCTGCCTGCTTTCTGGGAAGGTCGTTTAGGTCTCGAATCTCGTATCTTTCTGCAATCTCCAATGGATTAAATCGGGGGTCATTGTAAGAAATCGCATCAATATAATCTCCCATGCCAATCCAAGCGTTGGCATCTTCCTGAATCATTTTCACAGCCTGTTTCAGAGCATGTTCATTGCAGTTGGCAGCACCAAGATGAACATCTCCAAGATAGTAGATTACGTATGGCTGGCTTATTTCACGTATGTTCTCATGAATTACTATTGATTGCAAAACTATTCTCCAAGACAAGTGTATAGGTTACTATATCCGTTCCGAGGAATTGCTTCTGTCTCTTCACCAAAGCGATAAGATAAGCAAAATCATCTGGTGATTGGATAACTTGGCAGCCAGCCGAGAACTTATCTACTGTCTTTGCGATGTCGAATTCCAAGGCACGGTGAATATCAATACCGAATAAGCCTGTATCTATCTTTCCGTTGAAGTCGTATTTCCCATCTTTGTTCACATCTCGGTAAACCGATACCGGCTTGATCTGCACAAGAGCAGTATATCCTTTGTGCTTTCCCAACCGATACGCACCACGATACTGACCTTCTTTCAGAATCGCAGTTCCGGAAGCATTCATAGGATTCTTCAGATAGAACAGACCTGGGTCGGTAGTTGCTGGGAAGTGAATTATTCTTTTTCTTTTTTCGATGTCCAGATAAGCAACGCAGATGGTATCATCGAAAGCATTCACGGCATTAAGATTGCGAATGCCAACGATGTTCAAGTCGAATGGTTTACTTCCAGAGAACCATACGTATCCTTTCTCTTCAATCACTCTCTTGAGTGCATCGTAAGTTGGAGCAATCATAATTCAAATCCTCCAACGCAGTTTGATTCCCAGGTTTCGTCTTCTGTTTCATCTTCTTTTAAGACAGTGACGATATAGCCATTGTAATTGTTAATTTCTACGCTATACAGCGCATCTGCATACTTTGGCATTGATTTCTTAATAAGTCGGAAGAAGTGCTTTGCCAAGACTTCTTCGCCTACTTTTTCAATATCCACGAAAAGGTCTTCGCAGAGTGCACAACAGAGTGCAACTGCGTCAAACGGCTTCTCAAAAGTGATTGCCAGCTCATATGACGGTCGGTATGGCGGATGGACATTGATTATTTTCGTATATTGCGTCTTCATTGTTCCTCCTTCGAAATGAGTTCGTTCTCTTGTATATAGCTTTGCATTTCTTCGGCATCCGCTTGTGATGCGTATTGGCTTGCCATACAGGTCTCGTGCTACCTGTAGCATTCGGATAAGCTCTGGATTTGGCGTATCGTATCCGCATCC